ATGGCGAGGCTGAAGCACAAACTGAACGCGAAACTTGTCCCGAAGCTGGCAAAGGTCGACGGGCGCTACTCGGACGGCGATGGGCTATATCTTCGCGTAGCCGGCACGTCCGCGAAGTGGACGCTCCTTGTGACCATCAACAGCAGGAAGAGAGAGTTCGGCCTAGGGGCATTTCCCGAGGTTGATCTAGCTAACGCCCGATCGAACGCAGAAGAGAAGCGCAAGGCCGTCGAAGCGGGTGACCTCGAGGTGAAGGTGAGGGCAAAGCCGAAGACGTTTGGAGAGTTCGCGCTCGCCTACGTCAACAGCCAAGCTGACGGCTGGCGGAATGACAAGCATGAGGCTCAATGGCGGATGACGCTTTCCGTCCAGCAGGACGACGCCGGAGAGTGGGTCGATTCCGGTTATTGCACCAGCATTCGCAATTTGCCGCTTCCCGCCATCGGGCAGGATGAGGTGTTGTCGATACTCCGGCCGATCTGGCTAGAAAAGGCCGAGACGGCGGCCAGGACGCGCGCCAGGCTGGAAACGGTCCTAGGCGCCGCGATCGCCGCCAAGCTGCGCCCAGCGCCGAATCCAGCCACCTTGAAAGGAAACTTAGAGTTCTTCCTGCCACGCCGGACGAAACTCCAGCGCGGCCACCATGCAGCCGCTGACATCGACCGCGTACCAGCGATTTACGCCCGCCTTCGCGACAGCGCTTCGTCGTCGCCGCTGGCGCTAGGGTTCCTCATCCACACGGCTGCCCGAACGGGTGAGGTAATTGGAGCGACGTGGCCAGAGATTGACCTGGAGCGATCGGTGTGGACCATCCCGCCTGAGAGGATGAAAGCCGGCCGGCAACACGTTGTCCCGCTCTCTGCTGCTGCCCTGGAGATCCTGAAGGCTATGAAGCCGCGGGGGGAGGGTTACGTATTCCCGTCGCCGAAGGGCAAGGCGTTGTCTCAGATGGCACTAACCATGGCCTTGCGGCGGACCATGGGGGAGAGCGCACCCCATGTAACCGTCCACGGGTTTCGCTCGTCGTTTCGAGACTGGGCGGGCGACCGGACCAGTTTTCAACGAGATGACATAGAACAGTGCCTAGCCCATGTTGTCCGTGATCAGACCGAGCGCGCATACCGACGGGGCACAGCGCTCGATAAGCGCCGCGTCATCATGGATGAATGGTCTAGGTTCGTTACGAACATGGTTGACAATTCTTGAAGCAAGTGATAACGGAATCACATTGACCAATCGCGGTCGTCCACCGGAGTTTCTCCAGTCGGCGGCCGCGATTTGCGTTTGTGGACTGGGGAACTTCTCCCGCAACCTCGAAAGAGGAGTCCCCATGTTCGATACAAACGATGAGTATTTGACGGCGAAAGAGATCGCCACAGCCTACCGCATCAGCCAGCCCACACTATTCCGCCTCGTCAAGAAGGGCCTCCTTCCTAAGGGAGACCTTGTTGGCCTGCGATCGCGCCGTTGGCGGAAGTCTGCGGTCGTCGCCGCCTTTGATGCGATGAGCGAGAGGGAAGCTGCATGAACAGCTACCCCGAAACATCGACACCCGCCGATCGCCGGAAGAAGGCAGAGATTCTCGGCGCTGTCCTCGCCTATGTGGCAGCCCGCGACTGCGAGGTTCATTATTGCTTCCTCCAGCATGAGATGGCTGATCATTTCGGCGTCGGGCCGGACACCATCTCCACCGAGGTTGTGTGTGCGCTATCCGCGCTATGCTACGCTGGCGTTGTCGAGATCAGCCCGCACGATCCTGCCGAACCCCACGCGATCTTATACGGAGCCGAAACGACTATCAAAGCCGCCGGCCACGTTTGGGGAGTTACCCATTTCGGGCGGGTGCCGGGCCCCGACGACGAGGGCGAAGCTGCGTGAAGATCAACAAAACGTTCGTCTCGGAGCGCGCCGATGACTGGGAACGGATCCGCGCCAGTCACCAAGCCTTCAACAAGGACCGGTGGCGTTGGCGTGAGCTCGTCCGGCGGACCCGAGTCTCTGCAGCGGCCAAGGACGTGGCCCTCTCACTGGTCGACAAGTTCGGGGGCGGTGGGGATGGTAGGATCTACCCCTCCCACGCTGCCATTTCTGCCGACACTGGCCTGGACGAGCGGACAGTCAGGGCGGCAGTCGCCAAACTGCACGATGCCGGCCTCATCGTCACCATGTCACGGGGCAGCACTTCGACGCTCTACTTTTTCGCTGATCCAACCGACACGTTTGTGACGGTTAGAGAGGACGGTGCACCTAGTGCCAACGGTCACGGTGGTGACAGCTTAACCGGCACAAACGTGACGGTCAGAGAGTCACAAACGTGTCAGTCAGACCGTCACGATCGTGACGGTAATCATGACCAAGGAACACGTCCACCGAACATGACCAATGAACACGGCTCGGAGCGAGGGGCCTTCGCTCCTGCGGAGCAGACTCTCCGCGCGATGCGCTCCGAGTCTTGCGAACCTGCGGTCCGTGAGGTCGAGGCACGGGAACAAGAAATCGATCTAGTGATCGAAGAGGCGATCAGAGACGCCGACGATACTGAACTGTTCACCCTCAGGGGTGAAGACATCCGGAAGGGCTTCGCACGCCGCTACGGCGACAGCATCGAGCACAAGTGGTGGATCGTTTCAGACTGGTGGAACGGCGACATCGAATGGATCGACGCAATTTCGGAACTGGAGAAAGGAGAAGAAGAAGATGGCCAAGAAGAAGTCCGACACGCACACGGCTGATCTTTTCGACTGGGCAGCAGCTAACCCGCCGATGCCAAAGGGTGAGGTTATTCGGACAGATGTATTCAAATGGAAGATGATCAGGCAGGGCGGAAAAGCCGCGAGCGTTCGCAAAGGCGAGTGGCCGGCGCGTGCTTTTTGGCGAGAAGAGCCAGGCGAGATCGTATCACTTCGGAGGCAGGCATGAACATCGAAACAGCACGCGCCGCATTGGCAAATACCCGCGCAGCTATCGAGGCCCGGATCATGGACATAGAAGCCGAAGGACGGCGCCGCGTCTCATCGGGCCGGTCAGACTTCGTGGAAATGGTTGCGCCTAGGCTGAGGGAGGAGGAGGGGCTTGCCGTGGTCTTCGCCCTCGAACTGATGTTGGCTGATGCGAAGGACGCACCGCCGGAGCTTCGCGATATGCTGGTTAAGAAGATCGTTGCAGGGCTCGCGCCGTTCACGGCTAAGGCCATCGGAACCACCCATTGAAATCAGTAAGGCGCGCGGTAAGGCTGCTTAACGCGCGCTAAGTCAGCCAGTTCCGGCTCGCATCAAAAATTTATTTTGACCAAAACAACCGCGCATGATCGCTAAAAGAATAAGCGTGAAACGCTGAATTGTCGACGTTGTTGCAATTTCCGGCGTCGGCGCAGCCCTTGCCGATTTTCCGATTTCGAGTCAAATCGTCTTCGAATCATTGAGTTCGATGACAGACCGAATCAGACCCCGAGCGGAAACGCTGCGGGGTTTTTCTTTTCCAGACATAGGGGTCGACATGGCCTTCTTCCGCAGAAAGGCTGCGCCGCTACCCACGGCGCCGGCCCACTATCTTGTTGCCGGCGGTCAGATCCGCAGCCTTGCCGATCCGGAGAACTGGTTGCTCGAACTGTTCGGCGCCGGGGTTTCCGCAATCGGCCTGCCGACTGGTCGCACGGCAGCGCTCAAGTACAGCGCATCGGCCGCGGCGATCCGGTTGATCTCCACGGCCTGCGCGGAGTGTCCAATCCAGACCTACCGCACCAGCGGCGGTGACCGGCAGCGGGACGCCTCACATCAAGTGGAGGTGTTGCTGAATGGGTTCGCCAACCCATGGACCGCATCTCCAGACTTCATTCGGGAGATGACGCAGAGGGCACTATTGGATGGCGACAGCTACGCGAGGGTGATCCGTCTTCGATCAGGCAAGCCGGTCGAGCTTCACCCACTGGTTGGCAAGGTCGCCGTCGTCATCGACCAGTGGACCGGCGAGCCGACATATGAGGTAAGCACCGAGAGTTCCGGACAGGTAAAACTCGGCTTTCGCGATGTCGTCCACCTGAAGAGCCCGACCGGCGCCGCACCCGCAAAACAGGCCGCCACGGCGATCGAAACTGGACTTCTTCTGGAAAGGGCAACCGCCAATCTGTTTCGTTCAGGCGGTGCACCATCAGGAATTTTGACGGTCGCCAAGGCGCTCACCAGCAAAGAGGCCCAGGAGGTTAAGCGGGCGTGGAAGCAACAACAAATGGACGATCCATCGGGAACAGCTGTGCTGGGCTCGGATGCAAAATGGACGCCCATCAGCTTCAGCTCGGTTGACCTCGAAACCCTGGAGCTACGGCGACACCAGATCCTGGACACGCTGCGATTTTTCGGAATCTCACCGACCTTGGCTGGCGAACTTCAGGATGCCAGTTTGAATAATGCGGAAAGCCTGGGCAGGCAGTTCCTTGCCTATACTCTCGGGCCATGGTTGACAGCCTGGATTTCCGCCATCAGCCGCACGTTGATCGATGTAAAAGACCGCGCAACCGTGTTCGCGGAAGCGGAGACCAGCGTCATCACATCGGGTGACTTCAAGAGCATGAGTGAAGGTCTCCGCAATCTCGTTGGCGGCCCAGTCATGACCATCAATGACGCTCGCGAGCTCCTACATCTGCCAAGGATCGAAGGTGGAGACGTTCCTTACCCGGTTCAAGGCGCTTCGCCGACCGCAACAGCCGGAGGCGGCAATGCCTGAGATCAAAAAGCACACCATCGCCCCGGGTGAAGTCCGCTTCAAGGCGTCAGCAACTGAAGGCGTATTCTCCGGATACGCCGCGGTCTTCAACGAACTCGTGCCCTCTTACGGTGAGCGCGTCATGCCCGGTGCCTTCACCCGAACCATCACCGAATGGCGGTCGCTGGGGAAGAAGTTCCCCATTCTGGCCGCTCACGACCCTGGTCGCGTGATCGGCCTGATTGATCCCACCAACCTTCTCGAGGACGAGCGCGGCCTTTTCATGAAGGACGCCGAACTCATCCTCGAAACCCAAGACGGGGCCGAACACTTCGCTCTGATCAAACGCGGCCTGGTGTCTCTCTCAATCGGCTTCTGGCCGATGAAGTGGAGCATCAACCAGGACGACGAATTCCTCATCGAAGACGCTGAACTCGCCGAGATTTCGGTCGTCTACGCGGGCGCCTCGCCCAATGCCACAATCACCGAAATCCGTTCACAGGATACCAAGATGCCTCAGGAAACCAAACCCGAACAGACTACCCCTGAAACCACCGCACCTGAAAAGCGCAGCCAGGCCGCACCGCAGCCGGCGGCCGAAGTCCTCGAACTCCGCAGCCAAGTCGCGGAGCTCCGCAGCACGGTCGAGGAACTGGAAGTTCGATCGCAGCGCCCCGGCCGGCAGACCGAACAGCCATCCGAAGAGCGCGCCGCATTTGGCACCTATCTGCGTTTCGGAAATGGTGCCCCGGCCGAACAGATTCGCGCGTTGACGGTCAGCAGCGATCCAAACGGCGGCTATCTGGCCCCTGCAGAGATGAGCACCGAATTCCTCCGCGATCTGGTCGAATTCTCTCCGGTACGCTCCGTCGCGTCCGTCCGCTCGACCTCTGCCCCGAGCGTTTCTTATCCGAAGCGGACCAGCGGCACCAACGCGAAGTGGAAGGGCGAGACCCAAGCGCAGGAAGAAAGCACCATCTCCTTCGGTCAGGCCGAAATCCCGGTGCACGAGATCAACACTTACGTCGACATTTCCAATCAGCTTCTTGCTGACAGCGCCGGCCAGGCTGAGGCAGAGGTGCGCATGGCGCTTGCCGAGGACTTCGGCAAGAAAGAGGGTGCAGCCTTCGTCAACGGTGACGGCGTTCTGTCGCCCAAAGGCTTCATGAGCGAAACCTCTATCGCGCACACCCTGAACGGCCACGCAACGAATCTGAGCGCCGAGGCGCTGATTACATTGATGTATGCGCAGCCGGCGAGCTATCGCAGCACCGGGGTTTGGGCGATGAACGGGACGACTCTTGGCATTGCCAGAAAGTTGAAAGATCCGGGCACGGGTTCCTTCCTGTGGCAGCCGTCCTTTCAGGCCGGCCAACCCGAGACCCTGCTCGGCCGGCCGGTGATTGAAATGGTCGATATGCCGGATGTCGCCGATGGGGCGTTTCCAATCGCCTACGGCGATTTCCAGGCTTATCGGATCGTCGATCGCGTCGGCCTGTCGGTCCTGGTCAACCCCTACCTGCTCGCAACCAACGGCGTCACCAGAATTCATGCAACCCGACGCGTCGGCGGTGGCGTGCTGCAGGCTGCTCGCTTCCGAAAACTCAAGATGGCAACCTCGTAAGGAGCAACGCCAATGCGCGATATCTATTCGAACATCGAGACGCTTCAGGCGCTCGCCCCGGCCGTCCAGGCCGCCACGATCAACGGTACCACCATCGACACCTTGGGCAGCAAGTCGCTCGCCTTTGCGGTCAATACCGGCGCGATCGTCGGATCAGGTGTCTTTGCACTAACGGTCGAGGAATCCGACAACGCGTCTGATTTTACCGCCGCTGCAACGGAAGCCGTACAGGGCACTTTGCCGACTTCGATGGCCGCGAACACGGTGTATCGCCTGGGCTATATCGGCTTCGCCCGGTATGTCCGCGTTGTGGTCACGAAGACTTCGGGAACCTCGATCGCTGCCGGCGCTGTCGCCGTTCTTGAGCCGCTGGATAAGCCGGCGACTTAATTTCGTTTGCTGGGGTGTTCCGCCAAGTTCATTCCTCAGCATAGGCTCCTCCGCAGAATAAACACTGCGGGGGAGCCGCATCTTCAGTCGGCAACGGCTACTCCGAAAAAACTGAATTCGGCAACGTCAATCCAATCATCAACGTTCTCTGCACCTCGGCAAACAAAGGTGGCTTCGCCTGCCGTTCGAAAAGTTTTGTTACCACCGCTTGCCCGGTAGACAACGCAGAAAACCAGCGAAAATGCCCGCGCAGCATTTCCGGACGCAGTTGTTTTTTCGAAGGGAATTAGACTTACTTTCTCGTCGGGAAAGATCAATCTCTGCGATTGCGCCCATGATCCTATCTTGATCTGTCTGCAAAAATTCTCCACGCGAGCGACGCTTTGCAAAAATGCGAGGTTTCCTCGCCGTGCTTCCACATAGAGTTCTACGCAGACTGCTGGTGTCTTCCCTCTGTTGATGGCGTCCAAGTCAAACCAAATGTCTCCGGTTACCTCGTTGACCGACACTTTTGGGTTCTCTGTAATGATCCAGGGTCTGCTCTCAGCAAAGAACAACTCGTTGGTTTGCGTATTGGCTGCAACAGCTGCGTCGACCGCCGCTCGGTTAAGCTCGAGACTTTTATAGACCATCATTACGCCGACCGCGCTAACGAGCGTCCCCAAGGCAGAGAAACCGGCGATTATCCAATTTGCGTAACTGTCTGAAGGGGTGAACTCTGGCCAACCCGCAGAGCGCTGGCTAAGCCACGATGTTAAAACGATCGCTGTAAGAACAAAAGCCAGAGCCCAGAGAGCGTAGAGCTTGTTTCGATCGCTAGTTTGCATCTTTCGGCGCACGCCATTTTTGGTGGTTCATCGGCGCCATTCCTCACGTATATGTTGCCAAAGTCAACGCTACAGAGCGAGATCTCCCATGCCCTCTTTAGCGCCAAGACTATGCGGCTGCGGTCGCATCGTGCCTGGTGGACAGTCCTGCGCGTGCCAAGCGGCAAAGCGAAAGGCCCATGACCAGCAGCGCGGTACGTCTCATCAGCGTGGCTATGACGCGGCCTGGAAGCGTTGCCGTCGGCTATTCCTTGAGCACCACCCCGCGTGCTCAACGCAGAACTGCGGTCAGCGTGCAACCGATGTTGATCATATCAAGTCGATAGCCGAGAGGCCAGATTTGCGATTGTCATGGTCTAACCTTCGGCCGTTCTGCCATCCTTGCCACTCTCGCCGAACGGCCCGGGATCAGGGCTTTGCCCGTAAGAAGGACTAACCTTTATGGCCACCATCACAATGACCGCCAGCTTCGCCTGGTGGTATCGCCCCGTCATGTTCGCAGCATACTTGATCGCTGTCGTCACTCGAATGGGTGATGAACGCTTCGAGAAGATGGTGAAGCCCATCATCACACTTGGTGTGAAGCTGCGGGTGATGTGAGCAGATCTACTCATATCTGAGTGCATCTTCTTCCTTCATCCGATTATCCTCGCTTAGCTTAGCCTGGCCCAAAGCCGACAGCTCATAACTGTTTGATCCCAGGTTCGAATCCTGGAGCGAGGACCAGTGCCACATCGGACGAAATTCGTCCCATGTCGTGGCCTTCCGACCCTTCAAGGGGGGGAGGTCGAGACAATAGAGACCCATTCCAAGACCGCCGCCCCCCACAGAAAAACATCGCCCCTCGAATTCGGGAAACCCAAAAATGACCACCATTTTCACCCCTCAGGGGATCGTTTGGGATGCCCTCCAGGTCGACCTCACCGAGGCTGGAGGCACCGAACCGGTCGACTCCAGTTACATCGTGTCCCTGATTGCCACGGCGGAATCCAACCTCGCCGCCTATATCGGGAAGTCGATCTCGACCTTCGAAGGTGATGTCCCCGAAGAACTCACCCAGGCAATTTGCCTCGAGGTTCAGGCCCGTTACCGGAACCGGCTCATGCCGGAAGTGCCTCCTGCATATTTCGCTCTGATCGCCGGCCATCGCGTCTGGGGATTCGGCTGACATGGGCGCCACCATCCAGGGGCTGGATAAGCTCCGGGCCAAGCTGAAGGCCATGCCTGACGCGGTGAAGGCTGAGGTGGAGGCGGAGTTGGTCGCCGCGGCTCAGGAAGTCGCGGCCACGGCGTACGCGCTTGCACCTGTCGACGATGGCGAATTGCGTGAGTCGATCGCGGTCACGCCGCCAGGCGGTTCCACACCGCTTTATTCGTCTGGTGGCCGGCAGAAGGTGGGCGCTTTGAAGGTGCTTGTCACCGTCGGCGACTACCTCGTCCGGTACGCCACCCATGTCGAATTTGGTCACGGCAAAGCCGCGCCAAGGCCGTTCTTCTGGCCTGCCTACCGATCCAAGAAAAAGAAGATCCGGCGCGCCATTGGTCGAGCAATCGGCCGTGCTGCCCGCAAAATCTGGAGCAGTTGAATGCCACTAGATCCCGGCCGGATGCGCGACCGCGTCCGCCTCCAGCGCAGCGGTGAATACGACCCTTGGACCGGCCCGACGTGGGAAACCGTTGGGGAGTTCTGGGCGGAGTTTCGGCCCGGCTCCGGCCGAGAGTTCCGCGAGGGCACCGCCCAAATCGGTGAGGAGCGCGCAACGTTCGCTCTCAACTACCGTGAAGACATCCGCCAGATCGATCGCCTTGTCCATCTCGGACGCGGCGGAAACAGGATCTGGGACATCAAGTCCGTTGGAACGATCGGGTTCAAGGACGGCATTCTTGTCATGGCCACGAAGCCGGACAACCTCGATCCCGTGGAGTGACCAATGCGCGGACGTAAACCTCAACTTTCCATCGTGTCCAGCACCGACACTCCGACCAGATCACCGCGCGCGCCGGCCACGCTTGGCGAAATTGGCAAGGCCGAATGGCGGAAAGTTTGCCCGATGCTGGCCGCTTCCGGCCTCCTCAATGAGGAGATGAAAGGCCTGCTTGTCCGTTATTGTGAGTCCATCGAGGGCGCCGCTGAGTGTGCCCAGATCCTTCGCAGGCAGGGCCGTGTCATCAACCAAAAAGGGCTGCCCCCAAAGGGACACCCGGCCGTTCGGCAGCAACTGCAGTACCAGCAGATGGCGCTTCGCCTCGCTGAATCGCTTGGCATTACAGCCACATCCAAGCAGCGCGCCGCAAATAAGAAGGCGACCGCTCATGCCCGCGACTCCTCTACCTCAGTTTTTGACTGATCTCGAATCACCGATCCCCGATCCCCTGGGATATGGACAGAAGGCCGTCGATTTCGTCTCCGGTCTCCTTCTGGAGGGCAATGAGCCCTTCGACCTGCATCCGGTGCAGGAGCGCATTTTGCGGGCCACTTTCGGCAATGTTGACGCCAACGGCAACCGCCTGATCGAAACGCTCTATCTTCATTTGCCGAGCGGCCAGGCCAAAAGCACACTCGCCGCTGCGATCGGGTTCATGATGCTCTCGCACTGTGATTTCCGCATCCCAAATGGTCAGATCGTCATCGCGGCTGCCACGAAAGGGCAGGCCCGAGCAACGTCGTTCGGGCTGATCGAGCAGTTCCTCCGCCGGGAATTCGACAAGCCGGTATGGGACAGCGAGCCGGGGGCCCTAGAGGCGCGGTTCCGCATCGTCTCGAATGCCGTCGAACAGTCGATTACCCACGTCGCCAGCGGATCAAGCATCCGCGTTCTGTCGCGCGCACCTGATGCTCAAGAGGGCCTGTCGGTTTATCTGCTGATCGCGGAAGAAACCCACGCATGGAACCGCGATCGCTTGTGGCCAGTCCTGCGCAAATCGCAGGCGAAGGTGAGAAAGGCTAGCCCCTTGACGGTTGTCGCGACAACGGCGGGCGTCGGCCATGGCGGCATCGGTTACAAGCTCTATTCACAGGCCCGCGACATCGCCACCGGCAAGGCTCCAAATGCTTCGTGGCTGCCGGTGATCTATGAAGCCGAGCCTTCCGAGAACTGGCTTGATGAACGTGTTTGGACGCGGGTTAACTTCGCGCTGGGCAGCTTCAAGCGCCTCTCAACGCTTCGTAATCTCTCTCTAGAGGCCAAGACTTCAGTATCCGCGCGTCGGGAATTCGAGCGGTATCATCTCAACATCTGGCACGATGGCGACTCTGATCCGTGGTTGTCCCGCGAAGTTTATGACGAAGCCAGCGAGCCTTTCGATCTGGACGCGGTGCGGCATCTCCCTTGCTATGTCGGTGTTGACGCTGGCGCAGTATCCGACCTGACAGCGGTCGTCGCGGACTTCTACGACGCAGACACCCGCCGTCACTACATCCTCCCGACCGTCTGGTGTCCCGCGCAATCGATCGCCAAGCGTTCCGATGAGGATGGCGTCCCGTACGACCAATGGCAGGCCGACGGCTTCCTGCTGCAGACCGAGGGCGCCGCCGTCGACGAGGACGCAATTGAGGCGCGTATCGTCGAACTCTGCGCGGCCTTCGATGTCCGATGGATCGGGTTCGACCCCTGGAACCTCAAGCGCATGATGGGCCGCCTTCGTGACGATGGCTTGCCCGTCATCGAAATTGCGCAGTCATTCCGGCACATGTCGCCGGCAATGAAAAATACCGAGAAGGCGGTGATCGAATCCCGCTTCCGCCACGGCGGCCACCCGGTCTTGCGGTGGGCGATGATGAACGTGCCCCTGCCCAAGCCGAACCCACAGGGCGACGTAAAGCCCACAAAGTCAGATGCCCGATCAGCGAAGATCGATCCCGCCGTTGCCGCGATGCTCGCCGTTTACTTGGCGGTAGTCGAGGATGAGGGCGGCTATCTCGATGCGTCGGCAATCATCGGAGATCCCAATGGCTGACGACGTCCAGACCGGTTTGCTGGTCTCAATCGAGGCCCGCACCGCTGCCTTTGAAAAGGCGCTGATCCGGATCGAGAAGAAGAGCGGGGCCGCCTTCGGCGCGGTCAAGCAGTCCGCTGACAAGAACATCGCAGCCGTTGAGCGCACTCTTAACCGGGCGAATGCATTCGAGAAGCGCATGGGCGCGATCGACCGTTCGTTCGTGGGTTTCGGTCGCTCCCTCATTCCGTCGCTGGGTGCCATCACAGCGGCGTTGTCTGTCCGGGAGGTCGCGGCCTACGCGGACGCTTGGACTCGAGCCAAGAACAGCCTTGCCGTCGCCGGCATCACGGGCACCGAGCAGGCCAAGGTTCTCGACGAGCTCTACAAGTCGGCGCAGTCAAACGCGGCACCGCTCGGCGCGCTGTCCGATCTGTTCGGCAAGGCCGCCCAGGCCTCCGACAACCTGGGCGCCAGCAATGCGGATTTGATTAAGTTCTCGGATGGTGTGGCTGTTGCGCTTAAGGTGCGCTCACTCAGCTTGGCCAGCTTCTCGGCTCCGCCCGCGTCCAGGCGGAAGAGTTCAACAGTGTCAACGAAGGCGCACGGCCGATCCTCATCGCAGTGGCCAACGGTCTCGACAAGGCTGGTGGCTCCGTCAACAAGCTGAAGCAGCTTGTGAACGACGGCGAGGTCTCCGGCCGGGCATTCTTCGAAGCCTTCCTCAAGGGCCTGCCGAGCATCGAGAAGATGGCGGCCAACTCGACGCAGACTATCGAGCAGGGCGTTACGAAGATCTCAAATGCGTTCACCCGCTACATCGGCCAGTCCGATGAAAGCTTGGGTGCCTCCCAACGCCTG